AATAAACGTGAACACCGTTTTTCATCTTCTGATTTGAGAGAAAGAGTTTCCAATGAATCCATTCGAGTTCGTCAAGGCGATTAATACTAAAAAAGATATCATGCGTGATGATTTAGATGAGAAAGCATACAACTCATATATGATTAATCATTCCTTTTCCTACTTCCCTGAGACTGTGCTACTTGCTAATGAAATGAATATTCAACACCACCTTGATTCAAAACTGCAAAATGACTTTCTGCTGGGAACAGTCCGGAAAAACCCTAAGAGATTTTCTAAATGGAATAAGGTTGATTCAAGTGAAGAACTACAAGCGGTGAAAGAATATTATGGATATAGCAATAGCAAGGCTAGGTCCGCTCTTTCGTTACTTTCAACAGATCAGATTGACGAAATAAAAATAAAAGTGAATAAAGGCGGCGCTGCTAAGAAGAAGCGGAACACTTAGAGCCATCCAATCCGTGATAGCGAGCAATAGACTGAATCTGTTGCTCCTTACCACATTTAGGGCATTTGGCAGTAGGTCTATTTTTTGCGCTCTCCGACATTTTATTTTTAGTAATTTCAGAACGCTTCACACCTTTATGTATAGAAGGTCTTCCTCTGAGTGCCTCACTAATCTTTCTTTTTCGTTCTTCTGAAGCAGGAGGTAGTTTCTTTCCCAAAGTCGGACCACCGTGTTTTTTTGTATGCTCATGGCGACTTGCTGCACGCTTTCGTTTATGTTCTTCGGTCTGCTTTCTGCCCGTGTTCGCTACTTTGACCGCAAGAATGCGTGCCTCTTCTTTGTCTATTCGTTTTGACAGTCCTAACCAAGCGATGCGGTCTTGTTCTCTGCCATATTGCTCATATAGTTTTTTATGAGCCTCTGCGTGTTCTTCTACAGTCAAACGAACAAGATTAGACGAATCATCAGTTCCGCCTGTGTGTTTTGGTACAATATGGTGCCAGTGATAAATAGTCATATGCTGGAAACTCCGTTGTGTTTTTAGAGTAGGTGGGAATGTGCCGTTCCGTGACCTACACTACTATTTATACAAATAGGAATGTCACTTCTGTAAATGTCAAATATTATAAATAAAAATATAATGAACACAACAAGCCTTTATAAGGATTTTATAATGTGCTAAAGAATGAAAGTGAAATGATGGCGGAAGAAAGAGAAGTAAATCTGGTTGACTGGCAACCAAGTGATATGCTGGAAATCACACTTAATGAACCAGATGATTTTTTAAAAGTAAAAGAAACATTGACTCGTATTGGTATTGCATCTCGCAAGGATAAGAAGTTATACCAGTCCTGTCATATTCTCCATAAACAAGGTAGATACTTTATTACACACTTCAAGGAGTTGTTCCTGCTTGATGGTAATAAGTCTACACTTGAAGATACAGATATCCAGAGGCGTAATACTATTACTACTCTGCTTTCTGATTGGGGGTTGCTTACTATTGTCAACGGTGAAAAGGCAAAAGATGTTGCACCTTTGAGACAAATCAAAGTCCTACCATTCAAAGAAAAGAATGATTGGGAACTGTGTCCAAAGTACAATATCGGCAAATAACCTTTTCATTTTTTGCTTGACAAATGGTCTTACCTCTGATATAAATATTTCTGTAGATGCGAATAATCGGTCTACTTTCTCGCTAAACTTTAATAGGAGATTTCAGATGACAAACAATCAGAAATACGCTCGCTTTCCCCGTTCTGCCTTTGTAGGTTTTGATCACATTTTCAAAGAACTTGAAGATATGACTAAGCATGCTTCAGATCATTATCCTCCGCATAACATCATTAAAGATGAAGATATGAAGTATCGTATCGAAGTTGCAACAGCAGGGTTTAAGGAAGAAGAGTTAAAGATTGAACTTAAAGATGGTATTCTTGAAGTGAATGGTGACCATACCCCAAGAGGTTTGGAATTTATTCATAAAGGCATTTCCACTCGTAAGTTCCATCGTTCTTTTAGACTATCTGAATATACACAAGTTACAGGAGCTTCTCTGGAGAACGGCATTCTAGCAATTCATTTAGAAGTCGTACTGCCCGATGAGAAGAAGCCTCGCAAAATTGCAATCAATAATCGCAGCGAGGTAACAACAAATGCTGAACTTCTTACGGAAAATGGGTAAAGCCCTATACGAATCTCGACTTGACGCTGCCTGTCACGGTGTGGCAGGTTACATTAAGACTGAATATCGCACACACTATAATCAGTCTGAAATTGCTTACATGGTTAGAAAGGATGGTTTTGATGCAACTGTTTTTAAAATCACTCACTAAATCATTTAGCAATGCAATCAAGAGAGCTAGAATGTCAGATGAAGAAAGATATCTTTCTGACTCAACTGACCTTGTAGACCTTGAAGGTCGTCAAAAGCGGATCATGTATGGTCAAGCTCCATATCAAATCAATGGTCGTCATTGGTTAGATGTCCAACAATATCAGTAATGTTAAAGAAGGGTGGTGTTTTGCCACCCTTTTTTCTTGACACAAAGTAAAATCTCCTATATAATGATCCTTCATACTTAAAGAGGGCAGTGATGCAATTTTACACATCAGTCAATCGTCTAGGCAACTCCATTCTTGTGCGGGGTTATAAAGACGGTGTAAAGACTCAAGAACGCATTAAGTTCAAACCAACATACTATGTTCCTACTAAAGAACCTACTGAATGGAAGTCCCTGCGTGGAAACCCTGTCGCACCAGTCACCTTTGCCGATGCCAAAGAAGCCCGTGAGTTTAATAAACAATATAAGGGCCTGGATAATTTTGAGGTGGTGGGCAATACAAATCATGTTGCTCAGTACGTTTACGATGTATATCCTGACAAGATTAGATTTGACCGTGAAACTATCAACACGACCACAATTGATATTGAAGTGGCGTCTGATGACGGATTCCCTAAACCAGAGTTTGCTGAGTATCCTGTCATTACAATCTCTTGTAAAAATAACATTGATGACCTTTATCATGTATGGGGCATGGGTGAGTATACACCTGACCGCAACAATGTTGTCTACTATGAGTGCGCAGATGAAGCAGAACTACTTCTTTCTTTTCTTGCTCACTGGCATAACCCTTCTAACTGTCCCGATGTAGTTACAGGTTGGAACACTACCTTCTTTGATATTCCTTACCTGATTAATCGTGTTACTAAAGTTCTGGGTGATGAGAAAGCAAAGATGATGTCTCCTTGGAAACATATCCGAGAACGCATTGTAAGAGACCAGCACCAGAACGAAAACCAAACCTATGAAATCACAGGCATTCAACAGCTGGACTATCAAGACCTGTTCAAGAAGTTTGCCTATACCTATGGCAAGCAAGAGTCCTATAAACTTGACCACATTGCCTATGTTGTTCTAGGAGAGAACAAACTCTCTTATGATGAGTATGGTTCTCTGCATGGTCTATACAAGTCTGACTTCAAGAAGTTTGTAGACTACAACATCAAAGATGTAGAACTAGTTGCACGACTAGAAGACAAACTTGGTTTGATTACATTGGCAATGACCATGGCTTACAAGGCAGGGTCTAACTTTGTAGATACACTTGGCACTACAGGTATCTGGGAGACCATCATCTACCGTCACCTTATGTCTAATAAGATTGTGCCGCATCTCAAACGTGACAAAGAAAAGAGCAAGTATCCCGGTGCATATGTCAAGGAACCTGTTCCCGGCATGTATGAGTGGGTAACTTCCTTTGACCTTGCATCCCTGTATCCTAACATTATTGTGCAGTGGAATATGTCACCAGAAACTATTATGGATGGTGTATTCAAGTCTGGTGTTACTGTAGAGTCTGTGCTTGCTGGTGTTGATGTAGACTGTGATGCTAACCAGACTATTGCTGCCAATGGTATTGCTTTTCGCACAGATGAAGTCGGACAAATCCCCAAGATTATTAAAGACTATTACACAGAACGTAAAGTTATCAAGAAGAAGCAACTTGAAGCAGAAAAGTTTGTAGAAGAAAACGGCAAGACCTACCAGCTTACCAAAGATATTGGTCAGTTAGAGAATGAGCAGATGTCTATTAAGATTCTGCTCAACTCTCTCTATGGTGCTATGGGCAACCAATGGTTCAACTACTTTGACCAACGCATTGCAGAAGCAATCACCTATAGTGGCAAGTTGACTATCCTATGGGCAGAACGTGCAATGAATGCTGCTATGTGTAAACTGGTAGAGAAAGATGATGACTATGTGATTGCTATTGATACAGACTCACTCTATGTTAATATGAAACCATTAGTTGATAAGTTTGCCCCTAAGAGTCCTGTAGACTTCCTAGACAAGACTGGTGCTGAATACTTTGAGAAGATGCTGAACGTCGAATATCAAAATATGTTTGAGAAACTAAACTGCATCGAAAACCGTATGGATATGGAACGTGAAGTTATTGCTGACCGTGGTGTTTGGACTGCTAAGAAACGTTACATCCTAAATGTTCTGGACAAAGAAGGTGTGCGGTATGCTGAACCTAAACTAAAGATCATGGGCATTGAAGCAATCAAATCTTCTACTCCACAGGTGGTCCGTGACAAGTTCAAGCAATCCTTTAAGATCATCATGGAAGGGGACGAGGAACGCACACAGAGGTTCATACAGCAGTTTAAAGATGAATTTGGTAGTCTACCACCCGAAGATATTTCTTTCCCCCGTGGTGTCTCTAATCTAACCAAATGGATAGATAAGAATACTGTTTACAAGAAAGGCACTCCTATTCATGTGCGTGGTGCAATCCTCTTCAACAATCGTGTAAAAGATTTAAAGCTTGACAAACAGTATGAAATGATTAAGAATGGTGAGAAGATTAAGTTCACCTACTTGAAGCAACCTAACCCTATCAAAGAAAATATTATATCCTATCCGGTCATGCTTCCTAAAGAGATGAACCTGCATGATTATATTGACTATGACAAACAGTTTGAAAAGACTTTCCTAGAACCTCTGCGTGTCATCCTTGATGCTGTAGGCTGGGAGACTGAGAAGACTGTAACACTAGAGGATTTTTTTGCATAATGCTTACTAATGCCTATATTATATCTAAACAATCCGAATCTAGAGTAGATAATGATTATTATCCTACACCACCTATTGCAATCTATACTCTTGTAAAAGAATATGACTTGCCCAAAAATCTATTGGAACCTGCTGCTGGTAGAGGATGGATATCATATGAACTTATGCAAAATGGGTTTAATGTAACTTCTCAAGATTTGTATGAGTATGAAGACCCTTTGGTAGACATTGAAACTGGATTAGATTTCACAACTTCTCTTAGAGTAGATGTTGATGGTATTATTACCAATCCACCTTTCAAAAATTCTTTACCAGAAAAGTTTGTTAAAAGGTCATATGAGTTATATGACTTTACTGCATTACTGTGTCGCAATACCTTTACTGAAAGTGTAGGTAGATATCCGTTCTTTAAAGAGTTTCCACCTACAGATATTCTAATCTATGCAAATAGAGTTAATTGTTCTGAGAAATCCATTTACAATGTAAAAGAATCTTTGTCTGGTCTAACATCTTATTACTGGTATATTTGGGATAAAAGAAAAGACTATACAAATCGTGTTGATTGGATTAACTGCAAAGAATATGTGAATGAGTTTATTGCATTGCGGGGAAACAATTATATGGGTTTACAAAAGCCCAAAAATGTGATAAAAGAAACAGATAAGAATAATACCCTAGAGGATTTTTTTGCATGAAGAAATGGAAGACCCCACTACGTTATCCCGGTGGTAAATCTAAAGCAATGAATAAGTTGTTTGTAGATCAGAATATGCCTGTAGATCATATCACAGAGTATCGTGAACCTTTTTTGGGTGGTGGTAGCCCTGCTATTGCCTTTACTAAGATGTATCCTGATACACCTGTATGGGTTAATGACAAATACTATAACCTCTACTGTTTCTGGAAGATGCTTCAGGAGCAAGGTGACAAACTGTATGCTACTGTAATGGATATGCGTAAAGAGTATGATACAGAAGAAACAGCAAAGAAAATGTTTGATCGTATCCGTAAAGATATTGATGAGCAGGATGATATGTTTGAGATTGCATGGCGCATGTATATCATCAATAAATGTTCTTTCTCTGGTCTGACTGAAAGTTCTACTTTCTCAAAACTTGCGTCTGTTCGCAATTGGACAGAAACAAATATGCAGTCTTTACCATACTTTTCTAGATTGATTCAGCATTGGAAGATTACCAATCTGGATTACTCTGAACTGTTGACCAATGATAAGAATACTTTTGTGTTCCTTGATCCACCTTATGACTTAAAGAAAGACTACACCCTTGCTGGTAGTGATGGTGAGTCTTTGTATGGTAAGAAAGGTGCTATGCACAAAGGTTTCAATCATGTGGAGTTTGCTGACAAGCTAAATCAACATGAATCTATGATGATGGTCACTTATAATTCAAATGAGAATATTAGAAAACTCTTTGAGGGATGGAGACAAACAGAATGGGACTTGACTTATACCATGAGTAATGGTAGTAAAGAATACCAAGAAGCACAAAAAGACCGCAAAGAACTATTGTGTATTAATTATGAAACTATAAAGCAGGAGTGCTATATTAATGATGCCCGTAACTAACTTTGAAAAAGTAATCCAGTTTATGAACACCTATAACCAAGAGGTGAAGCGCAAAGCAGAATTCCCTGATGCTACAACTACACACTTGCGAGTAGACTTGATT